CATCAGCCAAACTCCGCCTCGCGGTTGATCTCAATGTGACGACCAAATCCGCTATGGGATGTATTGAAATATCTGGCTACGGCCCGCAGGAAATCGCCATAGACTCGTATGCCGGATAGTGCGGACAACGGGATGCCCTCGGCCTGCAGCTGCGTTTTTATCGCATGCCGTACCGCTGCGGGTATCTCGCCGATGGGTTTGCGGAACCGATAGGCGGGGAGCATTTTTACTCCGGGCAATTGCGCCAGGCCCTCGATTGTTATCGGTCCCTCAACAATCACCAGTACCCGATTTTTATCTGGCAATCCGTTAGCGTCAGCATCCGGGTAGTGCATCGAGCAAATAATCCGCTCGGCCACAGTCTGAGCAGGCGGTAGGGTATCCACATAATCGACTATCGGATTAGTGACTTGATCACCCACGAGTTGCCAGGTTGAGATGAATGCGCGTATCATGTCATTGCTTATAAATTATGCGAACCAACCCGCACAGACATCTCCACCTTAAGGAAGTCGGAGTCTGCAAGGATAGTCGCTACACTGTTGACAAAGTTCAGACTCTGGCCTGACCCCGAGCTTGCATGATTGAACGCGCCAGCGGTACGAAGATCCAGCGATGTGACACTATCTGTTGCCCCCGCCCATGTAGAAATCAGAATCATGTGCTCGACTGAGCTGGTGTTAGTAGATGCGAGCTTGCGGTCTACCTCGCCAAGCCCACCTTGCGTAGAGCCAAGACTGGACGCTGCTGTCTGTGTACCAATCGCCAAATATAAGAATGCACTGCCAGCATTGCCGATGCCCAGCTTAGCCAACTCATTGAGCCCCTCACTGGTCAGTGTGTTGCTGACACGGTTGTGTTCTACCGAGCCATTGGCGCGGGTAACTTCGAAATCCCATACGCCTTTGACCTCTAGCCCACCGAACTGTGCTGTAAACTTCTCTAACAGTTCTCTATCAGAGATATTTTGTTTGTCCATTGTCAACCACCTTTTCATCAATTATTAATGCTATCAATTTTCTCAAATGCTCCTTCTTGTAGAAGTGGCCCTGTACGTCGTGCTCCCCTATGCTAATAGAGAAGTCAAATCCTACACCTAACACCCTGACGAGATTGCTGTAGAAATCCAGCCCATCCACAGCCATTCTTAGAGTGTCTTTGCTTGCTAGCAATTCCTCGAATATTTGCACTCCACGCTTGGCTCGCTTGATCATCGCATCACTGACCTGCATACCATTTATTTCAGCTTCGAACCCACACATCTGTGACAGGTCACGTAACCAAAGGAACTTGGTCAGTTTGCGCTCCGGGTTCTGCTCTAAATCACGCATCAACAGCTCTATGTTGCGCTGGAACCGTCCGCGCCTTATGTTCTCGTTCGTGTAGCCGTAGTGCCCAATAGACACCTCTGGCAATGTAGTCACCCATCCAACGCTCTTGTTTATCTCGAGCTCTGGGTGCTCATGCACTACACCGTAGAATTTAATGCCTTTGCCGTTACGGAATATACGGACGGGCAGGTCTGTTTTCATGATGCCGGCAGGGTGCATAGAAAAGTGATGCTGCGCTATAGCGTAGCCGTTGAACTGGTTGTTGCGAAGATGGCGGGCTAGCCCCTTTGCGTTGTCAAGTATCTCATCTGCATCTAGCCACAGGATCCAATCGCACACGGCATTGTCTACGGTGATATTACGTGCAGCGTCGAAGCCAATCTCAGTAGGACTCTTGATGCGGATGAACGTATAGGGCACATGGTTCTTCTCACAGATTGCTGAGATCCTATCCGCTGTTGCATCCTCTGTCTTCTCGTCCAACCCAATAACGACCTCGTCCACGATGTCAAAGGTGCTTAGCAGTGCTCGCTCAATAGTCTCCTGTGCATCCCTTACGATCATGCAGAGGGATAGCGTCTGCCGCCCTTTAGACTGTTGGTATTTACGGTCGTAATCTACTTGCCCACTTGGCTCGGTTGGTTTGGTATACATTGCAGCATAGCTGCCGAGGGCGTCACCATAAGCATCCCGCCCCGCTGGAATAGAGACTACATCAAAGTTCTGGTGCATACCAAACAGCTCATGCAGGTCTTGACGATCCAGATGGTGGACGTGCGCCCGCCATGGCCAGTGCTCTGCATAGCCTTGGGATTCCCATGAGCCATAAGGGACAGTCAGCAGCATGGTGCCTTCTGGCTTGAGGTATCTGGACAACGCATCTGCACATTCTGCTGGGGATTCTAAATGCTCCAGCACCTCAGCTGCAATGATTAGGTCCAGGCTTTCTAGTGCAACTGATTTTTCATCTTCTCCTTGTATCTCAAGTAATGCTCCGTTGACTGCACCTTGCTTGAATTCGACGTTGGTGATTCCTTCGTCTGCTGCCCACTTTCTGGCTTTCTCGACATTACTTGCAGTGATGTCAACTCCGATAAAGCTGATTCCAGGGAACCGTTTTGCCAGATTGATCGTATAGTGACCATGAGCGCAGCCATAGTCGAGTACGCGCCCGCCAGCAGGCACCACGCTAAGTAGATCGGAGACAAACTCAAAACGCCCATTACTGTCAAGATTTTCCGGACCATAATTAACACCCCTATTCTTTTCGTATTCATAGTAGGCAGCGTAGTGCTCTGCCCACTGGTTGTGGAAAGCAAAGTGATAGCACTCATCTAACTCCTTCTTCACTGCTCGCTCAATTGCTGATGGAATCGGGGGGTTTGTATTCATAAAATAATCCAGCGCATAGATATCGCTGTTCCGCAAGCATTCTTTCATGTACCCGGTTACAGAGCGGCTCTCCTCAAAGATGGTGTTGATATGCCCAAGCAGTTCAGCTACAGCAATTGCCCATACGAACTTTCTTCTGCTATCTAGCTGCAAGTCCTTCAGATCTACGAGATCTCTTCTGTTATTCGCGAGGCTTATAACTCGCTCAACAAACGAATCTACATCAGCCTTGCCTTCTACCCGGAGTTCCATACCCCGGTAGTTCTCATCGTTCTGTGCCGTAGGCAGCAAGATAGCACCACTACCTTCGCAGGTCTCGGGCAATGCACCCACGCTACTAGACAACAACGGAAGTCCTGCTGCCATGCACTCCATAGCTGTGATACAAGACGTCTCCTCGAATGATGTTGGATAGATGCAAAGATCACATTGACGCTGCACATCTGCGAGCTGTTGCTTGGTCAGGTGCCCTAATAGTGTTACATTCGGCAGCTCGTTACACCTGTTATATAGGTATGCATAGTAACCTGCCATACGCTGCGTGGTGTTGTTGTAATTGCAGACGTACAAGTGGGCCTCAGGCTTATCTACTGCCAGCCGCTCCATAATGCCTCTTGGCATCACTAGGTTCTCCAGACCGCGTTCTGGACGGGAGGAGTATAGAAGCTTCATCTGCCCGGCTAATTCGGGATAGTCTTCCTCTGTCTCCCAAAGGGTGAACCCTCGCGGGATTTCTTCTGATGGAGCAGGGTACAGGGCATGTCTAGCTTCGTACAAATCCAGATCCACCCCGTTGTGGATAGCCATAACGATGTCTGGGTTAAGCCCCCAAGTATCTATGGCCTGCTCTCGGTGCCATTCGCTGACTGTAAGCACGCCGTCTATGTTGGCAAGCTGTGAATCAATGATTGGTTTGGTAGACAGGCTTACGAGATCGTGCAGCCACAGCAAATTGATCTTGCTGGCCCAAGGGAACCGGAATGCTGCTGGATGCCGTTGGATAATCAGCACGTCCGACTTCGTGTTGGCTGCGTAGTGATGGAAGTCCTCACCAAGTGGACAAGCCTCTGTCTGCTGCCCTATAGGCACATAGCGAACTCCGTCAAAGATGGCTTGCTTATCAGTGCGTGTAAATAGGGACACCTTGTGGCCAAGTGCTGCCAGTTCTTTTGCCATATAGTAGGCAGCGCTCTCGCTACCGCCAAGGCTGTGCTCGTTGATTGTATCCCCGTCAAAGGGCATCCCGCCACAATGTATTGTTATGAACATACTGGTTCCTCACGCTGTGCGATTTCATGGTGGCAAGGGCCGCATAGCCTGTACGGCTCAACGAACAGCTCCTTGCCTTGGATTAAGTCTTCAATGGTGCCTACTACCCCACTCCCGTCACTGTCGAAGCAGCAAGTAGACAGCTTCCCATCTGAGAACGCTGTAACTCTGCCAAAGTGCAACCACGGGCATGGGGTCCCTTTGGTGCCTGCTGTCACTGGCCAATCTACCTGACCCGCCCAATCCACGCTCGCCATCCATGCTCCATCACTCTGATTGCGGAAGATGCCTGCCTGACGCAACATGTTTATGGTAAGTGCTGCTTTCTCTGGGCGATGTGCGCTGACATATACTGATACTTGATTGTCCCGCAAAGCGTCCACGTGCTCTTGTGTAACACCGACGCCATTGGTGCTCAGTACAATGTGACAAGCATACCCGACTGCTGCTCTGGCCTCGTGCACCCAGTCAGCAAACTGTGGATGTAGAGTGCTCTCCCCAATGCCTGCTAGATTAAGCTCTCGCTGTGTGCCCTGCTGTACGAACTTCTGAGCCATTGCCAAACAACTCTTGAATGTCTCGTAGGTCATGTCCTCCTTTGGTCTGACCATGTGGTGATGAACGCAATACTTGCAAGCAAGATTACAGTTGCTCGTCATCTCTATCTGGTGGAGTGCCTGAACTTTAGTGCTCATTATCTTCCTCACGCTGTGCGATTTTATCTGTAGCCGCTTCGTCAACGACTATCTCCTTGTGCCCGTTCCGTTCACCATGCTGGTATCGGGCGATGGCCACTTTACGCAGATGCTCTGCGCGTGCGACCTCAGACAGATTATTGCTGGCCCGCATAACTGGGCCAACGGGGTCGTCTGATCTGTGGACAAGAGCCACTACTTTTTCTCCGGACCTTTTGGTGCTGGGGTAGTTGGTATGCCCGCAGGATAACGGTTCCTCATAAAAGACTGCTTATCCTTGCGATACTCGCTGTGGTTCTTTGCATCTGTTTCTGTGTTTGCGGGTACATGTGCCATATCGTTGCTCCTTAATAAAGAGGGCTGCTCTTCACATTTAATCCCATGGCGTATGAATAGGAGGCCACTTAGCCGGGAACCCTCAACTCGGTTATGTTGAACTATTAACAGCGGTCAACAGGAAGCCATAGCTGGCGCCTGTGATTTTCTCTTGACCATAATAGCCAACTTCAACATCCTCCGACTTAGTGCGGCTGTCGTAAGGATGGCGTTCAACAGTCATGTCGGACAGCCCATTACCTACCCATCGGAACTCATAAGAGAAGCTGGGGCGTTCGCGGTTTGGACGAGGTGAGTTGTATGCCACAAGGACATTATCCCCCCACACTGACTGAATGCTCTCAGATTGCCCATCGTCAGCTGAGTTGACGAAAGAGCCTGCTACCAGGATCTTATCGACGTTCAGCAGATTGCGGACTTAGTCTTCGTTGACATAGCCGCCGCCGTTGTTAGAGCCATTGATCAAACTACGAACACTGGAATCCCGACGGAAGCTGTCCCATGCCTCAGGGCCAAACACAACCAAGTTCGGACGAACACCGTTAGAATAACGGACGTTGTCAATGGCTGCGTTCATATCACCAAGCACGTCGCCTGCACCGTTCCATGCTGAGCTTACTGCTGAGCTTGAACCAACGTTGGATGTGTTTGTTACCTGAGCTGATACGCGAGCCTCTTTATCAAGCAAGAGATCATCGATGATCAGTTCTGCACGAGCGTTGTACAAATCACGCAAGAACATTGGATCCGCATTAGCTTTGTCCTCAATAGTTACTGGATAAGCCAAAGCATAGTTCTTGCAGTGGTAGGTGGCTGACCCTACATCCTGCTCAACCATGTGCGCCCGTGCGCCAGGACTACGCTGAGTGTCCTGACGACGTAGACGACGACCACGATCAAACTCAGTATAGATGTCAGTCTGTTTCTGAACTCGCACAACTGGCGAGATCATATCTGCGATGAACCCCTCTGGCTTATAGCCGAGAGCCATCTCCGTTAGCACTTTATCGACGTGCACGTCTTTTGCTGTAGCGCCCATATTATCTCTCCTTATACGCCGCTAGAGTTTACATGATACATCGGCGTCAGGAAGTCGAACACTCCACGACCAACACTACCAGATGTGATAGCTGCCTCTGCAAAACCAACCGACAAATCGCCAGATGCTGCCAGAGTCATGAAACCTCCTGACGTTACCTGTAGGCGATCACCGCGAGACACTGCTCCGCCTGCTACGAAACGAGAACGACCGTGGACGGCAATAGTGCCGTCTTCCCCACTATCTGTTCGTGTCTCTAGCAAACCGCGAGACTCATATGTCCGCGCTGGCAAGACGCCTGCGATTGTCACTACCCGATGCTGAAATGCACGGAGGTCAGTGCCTGCTGTTACTGGGATCTTGATACTCATCATAACCTCCTTATGAACCAGTCATGTCAGCATACTCGCGAGCCAATCCTGGATTCTCGAGCATTACGACATCGTTTGCTTCCTGATAGGAGCAGTTATTTTTGGCTTTCAGCTGAAGGGTCTTGGCATGGATAACCTCATCCGGGTTCTTACCCTTCAGATCCAAATCATCTTTGTTGTCCACCATACCTTCAGCTCCCTTTTTCTTGCCCTTGTCGGGCTTCCCTGTACTCAACACGTCAACAGACATCTTGACGCTGGCCAAAGTGGCATCGTCTTTGATCTGTGCTGCGAAAGCATCTCTCTGTGCAGGGGTGATGACCTCGCCGGTAACGAGATCTTCCATGCTATCTTCCAGCTCTTTCTTTTCGGCTGTAAACTTCACCGTCTTTTGAGCTTGCAGCAGATCGGCATTCTCTTGCGTGAGCTTTGCCATTTCAGCGTCTTTCTGGGCATCGCTGGTGGCCTTTTCTGCTTTGAAGGTAGCGAACTGTGCATTCAGCTCTGCGAGCTGACTCCTCAATTCCTCTTCGTTCATATTTTTATCCTCTTGCATGGAAAAACTAATCGAACGGCTAAAAGCAAAGCCATTCTCCTTTGACAGGTAAGCTTGAAGGTCACTGAGCGTATTAACAGCCGGTAGGTCCGCGCCGAGCAACGCTAGTCCAGTCAAGACTGCACCATAATCTGTCCCCTTGTGGGTAACATCAAAGGACGCCTCGATAGAGACGTCCCTGTATAACTTTCCCTTTATAGCCTTGGACACAATGTCCGGCATGCCTGTGGCCTCACCAATCATCGTGCCATTTTCATCAATCCATATCTTACTGAGCTCACCCAATGCAGGCATACCATCTGTCAGGGGCTGCTGCTTGTTGTGACCGAGTTTCAAGGGCACCCGTAGTATATCCTTGAAGTGCTCAAAGTTGGCAACCATCTGATCCATGATCTCGCGCGTGATCTTGATGCCATTCCAGATGCCCTCTCGCAATAGTTCCATCTTCATCATGCAAATCCTCTCTGCGGTTCAACCGTCGGCTGTTCGCTCTCTGCCCAGTTATCGATAGTAGTGACTGGGATCAACAGTGACCGACAATTGTAGTGGTTCGGTGGCCGATATTGCTGCCACACCTCACTGTCCGCTGCGTGTATCTGCCCATCCAAATGCTGACATATCTGCGTTGTTCGCGTGTCAAGTATGGCACTGTACTCCATAGCCTCTACAAATCCGCCAAGGGAGGGGTCTGTGAAATAACTATAGCGTGCTTCATTGATCGCGCTAAACATGTTGGTTCTTATCATCGTGTCGATGCGGGCCTGTGGGTTGGTTATTCCTGCCCCGATTGCTTCTTTGAGGGAGTCGGCCACGTCGATAGCCAATAGCCCAGCGGTGGCGAACTCTGCATAGATGAGGTCTTCCACCTGCTTTGCTGTCTTGCCTGTCTGCGCACCGTTGATAATGATCGTCTCAATCTTCTTCTTGGCATCGTCTGTCAAGTCTCCTGCGACTTTAAATGCTTTGATTTTGAAAAAGTCTTCCGAGATGAGCTCTATACGTTTGTTGTCTACTGAGGCCGAGAAGTTTGTGTTCTTAGCCTTGTCAATCTCAATACTTGCATGCTTCCTACCCAGCTGCCAGCCGTCTTGCAAGGCAGCGGCCACAGTTCTGTTGAGCTTGCCGGTGAGCTTGGCATCGAACTTCATCTTCGTCAACTCTGCAGGAGTCTTGTCCGGCTCCCACGTTGGATATTCCTGCCTGAAGCGGGTTAAGTACTCATCCACCACAGCATGTAGGGACATGGCTACCTTATCCGCGTGCTCTTTCTCCAGAGCTTGTGAAGCATTGCCAATAACAGAGAAGTCAACCTGCTTGGCTGCACGAGTAAACGCTGCATGAATTATCTCGGCCCCTTTACCACGGATAGTCTCGTCTGGGAGTTGCGCTTGCTGACCTGCTGCTGGGGGAGGACTAGGCTGTGCAGTGGGGGCTTGCCCCGGAGTTGGTGCAGGCTGCTTGCTAACGCTACCTTCCTCGATATCTTTCAGCATGGCTTCTGCCCGGTCACGGTCAACAGGAAATGAGGACACTATAATCTCAAGCGCAGAGGACTTAGCTACCTCGCCAGTGCCTACCTTGGCAATAACTTCCACGAGTGAGGACACCTGTGCACCACTGAGTGCTTGCTTCTCACTCACGCCTCCGCTGTCCTTACTGTCCTCATTATCTGGGAAGCCCATCAGGTCACGAATAAACGCCTCGTCTGTATCTGTATGGGTAACACCTCCGTTCTGCAACAGTGCATTCCAGGACTCCAGCAGTGCGAGCACTTGCTCCTCTGTCAGCGGGTTGAACTTAAACCGTGGCCAGTACTCGTCCCCAAAGTTCAGCCTGCCCAGCTCCTTGAACACCTGTTCGTTGAGGGCTTCCTCTAATCGTTTGCTATCCGCATGTAGTGTCCAGAAAAATGCCTTGACTTGCACATTGCTCTGACTGAACGACCTGGTCTGCCCAGCAGGGGTGATGCCCATCAGGTTAGGAACCAACAGCGCCTTGGCGATGGACAGGTCGTGCGTCTCCATCGCCTCTTTGAAGGCCACGTTGTTGGCGGGGAACTCTACGTTCATCTCTACATTACTCGGCAACAACATGCCCGCGCCATTGACGGAGTTGTCCATCACGTTTTTCAAGGAAATGTATTCCGAGGAGTTCTGCTGTAGGGTCTTGCCGCCTACGGGCACGATCCACTTAAACCCACTCGCATGACGCTCAAGCCACATGTTCCAGAACTTGATAGCTGCGTCTTTACTCAGCCACGAACGATAACACTCTCGCAGTTCTGATTGGCCATAATGCTCATCATACTCTGGGTTATGTACGAAGTGGATGAACTTGTCGAGGTCTATTGTCTGCTCAAGCGCACCTATCTTTTGAGTGACCTCCTCTGTGCTTCCATGATTGTCGGTATTGAATTGGAAGGTGTCGAAGGGCCTTAGTTTTAAGGCGTCCAACCCCCAGTATGTCTTACCTTCATAGTTAAACTGGCCGAATATCTTCTCCGTCATGGAGAAGCCTTGATACATGCTTGACAGAATACCGTTCAGCCCATCAGTAAAGCTACCTTGAATGTTGTCTACCAAAGCGTCGCATATAGCCTCTCGTCTGTCGGCCTCTTTGTCGCCGAGCTTCGCCCGGTCTACATCGAACAGGAAACTCCGAGACGTGATGGCATCGCGCTTGAATCTAACCACTGCCTTGATCTGCTCGTCCAACATCATCTTGCGGTAGATAGCAAAGCCCTTCTTGCCTATCAGGTCATCTGGGTTGTACTTGGGAAAGTCTGCAAAGTTGAACAGGGCATCTTGCGCCCACGCTACTTCCGCAGCGATCGGCACCTTTGGTTCAGCTGGTAGCTTCCTTAATCTCAGTTCTCTACCAAATAGTTTCATCAGTTAGCCCTGCGTCATAGGTCGAAGCCATGGTCTCGCCAACGACAGTCGGTTCGATGTTCATATATTGGGTCGGAGCTTGGGTCGCATGCTGCATCATCCAAGATTCCGCCATATCGGGGGACTTGATGCCCCGCTTCTTCATGTGTTCTTTGGTCTCAAGATCTTCAACTCGCTCGTTGCTTGGGTTGGTATGGATGGAGCACATCTGTGCGCAGAAATCTTCCCAGTCGTTCTCATCTGCGAAGTCCTCAGCGAACACCGCCCTGCCATCTCTTAATTCGTCGCGGCCTACCATATGCGTCTGCACTCTACGGTTGCGCCACATATCTTTATTGTCGCTAGCCTCTCCGCCCTTGTACACAACCACAGGGTATTTCTTGATTGTGCCGTCCTTCTGCGGGACACCGACTACAAGATGGCCAGCGCACCCAGCGCCTACGCCTATACTATCAACTACCAGGTCATCATCACCATCCAACCTACCACCATACTCATCAAACATGCGGGCAGCAGCCTGCGCAGACAGGATAGGGGATTCCGCAGCTGGAAAAGAGAACCGTGCTTGCTTGAGGTAGTGCGTGAAGCTGGTGTAGTGTCGCGCTACGGTGATGACCGTTTCATCCTCACCGCCATCTGCAACGTCAACGGATACACGGAGCCAAGGCAATGACCCATCTTCGGCAAAGTCCTGCTCCTTGGCGTCCATCAACCATGGCAGGGAGATGAGTTGGTTCTCATTTGCGTCAGCGAAGTTGCCATAGCAGCGGATCTGTACGATGGGGCTGTCCTTGCCATACTTCTCCTCCATCTGTCGCACCCAGTCTTTATTCACTCGTTTGGTCTTGCTGAGATCAACGTGAATCTGGTAGTAGTTCTTGGCCACTCTCTTAGTCATGTGGCTATCGTAAAACGTGCCAATGTTCTTGGTGGGGTTGCCTATGAGGATGATGATGACCAGCTTGCCCGTAGACACCGCGCCTTCAATTACAGGGTACATATCTTCCTTAACGCCAGTGGCCTCGTCTACGATGAATAGCAGGTAGTCTGAATGGTATCCGGCGAGGTTTTCGGGCTCACTTGCTGTCTCTGCATGCGCCACCCAGTCTTCGTCGTTTGCCCAAACAATCTTTGAAGCGTCCACTTTAATCAGTTCCTGATAGCCTGGATTGGCCTTGGAGTTGATCTTGCGGAAGGCTGGCCAAAGGCGTGTCCGCAGCTGCTTCTCCTTTGGCGCTGTGCAAACAATGGTGCCGTAGAAACAGAAGTTGAACCAGTGCATAATGCCAGCGACACCGTACGTATTATGCGTAACAACGTAATCTCTCGTGATATAGAGATGCTCTGGGTGTTCCACCGTGATGCAAACGCTTTCTTCCCAGCCATCAGGCTCAATGGATACGACGAAACGACTTAGGGCGCGTCGACGATTAATGTTGAAATCATCAATAGGCATCAATCGATTCGCCTTTGTTTTCGCGCGGAAGGGCGGGAATCGTGCGGGCAGCGTAATTTTGAGAAGGTATGCTGGCAACCCAATTTTGTGCTCCCCATTATGCAAATACTTCGGTGATTTATTTGTGCACCATCTAATCTGCCCGCCGAGAGAGCGCACAATGTCAACTACACCCCAGGCTAATTTTTTTGATGCCGTCGAATAGTACACAGATGCACCATTGTCTTCTACCCAGCCGTCAGTGTCGAGTAGACCTTGCAGGAGTGAATGCCGTGAGGACACTTCTGCAAGGAGATAACAATCGGGGATAAATCGTTCGGGGGATTTTTTATCCAAAAGGTCAAGACCGACTAGCGCGTGGCGCAATCCTCCAATTGTCTTTGCCTTATTCCTCCCCCACTCTGCACAGCCTAATTCGGCCCATAATCCTGCATCTGGTTTGCATATAGATCCTGTCCCCACGATACCATCACCGAGCCATGCCCCCAGCGCATATGGATCAAAGGGCACTTCCCCGTTGAATTCAACAGCGCCACATGTCGGTAATTTATAACGATATGTGCTGCTGTCTTTGATGCCCCGTTGCAGCATTTCAGCAGTAGTTACAATCCTCCATCTTCTATTGCCTCCAATTCGTTCGTGTACTTTCCACAAATGATCAAGACCTGCCCGAACATAACTACCATCTGATAAGACGAAACGAAAAACGGGTTTTACCCCTTGCGGATGGGTCATCTTTACAAGAGTATTCGTACCGTCTCCCGCAATAACAGAATCACCTGGGCGTAAATCTCCCATTGTTCGCCACCCGGCAGGTGTTAGGACTGGCTCACTGATTGGCTGCTCTTTCCCAGGGCCATGCATGGCTCTAACAGTTATCTTATTCAGCCCTTCGTGATTGTACTTGGTGGGCAGCCCGGCCTTATGGCGATAGACGTCAGCAACAGCTTCGTACATTTCTTCTTGCCACTGATCGTTCTCTGTTGAGTTAAGGATGTTGCGATGGAACCACATCGGGTTATCGCGGGCGATGGCCGATGCCTGTGCTATGTCGTCTTTGGCTACTACCAGGCTAGAGTGCATCTTGCGCAGATTCCCGTAGTGCTGCTGCTAATGTTTCAAATGGGTTCTTGCCATCCGGGTCGGATATCCCTACAGATTCACGTAGTCCCATTCGCGTTTTGCTATAGAAAATCGCTGCCGTCAGACAATCCCGATACGATGCGCCAGTGCCCTGCTTGAGAGCCGCTCCAGTGGCGGCACTGGCCAGAAATGATCCAACTCGGGCATGGACCTTGAGCACCGACTTATCAATCTCGTCCCGATAATATTTTCTCAATGTTTTGGGATCAATCCCGATATACTCGGCGATCTCTTCCTGGGGAACACCGAATGTGGCCAAGGCGCGCACTTCGGCAATAGTTTCAGCTGTTGGGTTGTGAGGTTTACGCGCCATGACAATATGCTCCAGAAGGCATTGATTTTCCTACGATTATTCTGCTTGAAAAACCAAAGCAGCTTAGGTTAACATAACAATGCATATCAACAACAGAGGAAAGTAAAATGTTATTGGATCCAAAAAAAATCGGAAAAATAGGTGGTTTAACAAAGACCCCCAAAAAAGCGGCTGCCGCTAAAATAAACGGAACGGCCGGAGGAAGGCCCTTAAAAATAACGCTTAATGATGACGGCATATCCATCAAAGGTTGCTCATATATCTATGCACCAAAGGGACAGGCGGGGGAATATGCCCCACTTGCGGCTAATCCCTATCGCGGATGCGGGCATGGTTGTGCATATTGCTACGTCCCTCGTGTTCTCAAGATGCGCCGGACTGAATTTGATCGCCCCGCGATAATGCGCCCCAACTTCCTCGAGAACCTCGCGAAAGACGCGCACAAATATCAGCTTGCCAGAATTACGGAACAGGTCATGCTTAGCTTTACGTCCGATCCCTATCACCCAGGCGACAATAGCTTGACTCGCCACGTAATTGAAATATTGCAGCGCCACGGACTCGGTGTTTGCACTTTGACCAAGGGGGGATCCCGAGCATTGCGCGATATCGATCTGTTCCGCCCTGATCGTGATGCTTTTGCTAGCACACTCACCAGCCTTGACGATGCTTTTTCGCTGAAGTGGGAGCGCCATGCCGCATTGCCTGGCGATCGTATAGCAACTATTAAAAAATTTCACGACGCCGGTATTTATACATGGGTAAGCCTTGAACCAACGCTTGATGTGGAATCGTCTCTTGCAATAGTTAAGGCCACGCATGAGTTTGTCGATTTGTATAAAGTTGGGCGTGTTAATTACTTGCCCATGACTAAAACAACTGACTGGAAAAATTACACCCTTCAGATGATTGAATTGCTTAACACGGTCGGCGCACAACATTACATTAAGCATGATTTACAACCTTATTTGCCTGAAAAGTATGTGAATGTTCTGCGCAGGGAACAGCATCATTAACATTGAAGAAAAAGTAATGCTTCCTGTTCTTTGACCTGTGCGTTATTTTTTTTACCCCTTTTAACGCAAGCCATTCTTTCATCAGAGCCCACCCTTTTCTAGCCGGAAGGGAGGGCGCTTTTTTTGTTATCTCCCCAGGGAAGCCCAAATCAATAAGCATTTTTTTGGGTATTGCTCCGGTCATTGTTTGGATCATAGTTACAAAAACACGACCCTTAAAGCCTGAAGCGAATATAGCCTCCAGTTGATCAATGGGCACTCCATATGCATCAAGATCGATTACATCGTACACCGACAAATCTAGCCCCCGCATCACACTCACGTTATCTCCGTGCATATGAAAATCAATAAGGTCATCTCTTTTGTCAATCGCCGTTCGCCGAATCTTTTTACCCGTTTTACGCTCAACCCCCGCCCAGACAATCCCGCGCCCCCCAAAACAATCCAAGACATGCAATTCATGCTCGTTTTGTGCACATGGTAGGTTATCCGCCCGGAGCAGAATTTTATCCCCAAGAAAATCGTTATCCGTTTTTTTAGTTGCCACCATAATCCACTTCACCGCCCATAACCACAATAGATTTTAAAACAGCATCAATCCCCACTATTTCAAGCCCTGCGGGAATTGATAACAAAATCCGGGTCATCCGTATTGGTGTAATAACAACATCCTTTTCCCGCAATTTTTGAGGGGCCTCCAAAATAGCATCTATTTCGTCATCCTCAAATCCCGTCAAATCCAGATCGAAATCCAGCCCGGCCAGCTCGTCGAACTCCAGTCGCAGCAACTCCTCGTCCCAGCCCGCGTCCAGGGCCAGCTTGTTGTCAGCGATGATGTAGGCGCGTTTCTGGGCCTCGGATAGATGGGCCGCCTCGACGCAGGGCACGTCATCCATGCCCAGCTTGCGGGCCGCCA